ACCCGGTCGACGCCATCAACCAGCTCGTACGTTCGTTTTGCTGTGCCACCGTCTGTGTCAGTCGTATCAGTCATGCATCTGGATGCGTGTGCAGCAGGCCAGTGACGGTCAGTTCCCACGAGCGCGTTTCTGACGTCGAGTCCCAGTCCATCGAGCCGCCGTCGACGTCGATCTCGGCAAACCCCGCGTTGCGCAGCAGGTCGCGGTTGTCCAGAAACCACGCACGAGCGAGCCCGCGGAGGTTGAACATCTGCGTCCCAGTCTGCCCGTGCAGCTCGACGCCGACACCAAAGTCGTGCTGGGAAAACTCACGTCGACGGTCTGGCGTCGACGAGGAATCGCTGTCCTCGGAGATGACCACGTGTGGGTACAGAACCCGGCCACCGCCAGGGAGTTCGGTCACCACGAGTGGCGGCCAGTCGCCTGGCCCTTCGGGATGTGACGTCCCTCGTTTGCTCGCGTGGGGGTCGTTGAACTCTGCCTCGAGATACGTCTCGAGCTCTGGCCGGATCGTCTCCTCGATCAGCTTGCGCGAGTAGTCGTCCGTCGGGAGCGTCGGATTCGTGCTCATATCCTGGCCTCGTTTGGCCGTCTGTCGCGCTCGCTCCTTCGCGAGCGGCGATTCGAGACGCTATTGACACGCGTCGGGCTACCGTGTAGCGCCCCACACAATCACCCACTTAAAAACAGCGTCAGCGCTCAAGGTCTTCGTTGAGGCGCTGCTCGATCCCATCGACCAGAGAGGGCGCGACCTCTTCGACAGCATCTCTCGCGAAGCGCTGTGCAGGCAGGCCTCGGCGGTCGATCGCGCGGCCAATCAAAAAGACAGTGCTGTCGAAGTCATCGTCGTTGCGATCGGGGAGCCCAGACTGTTCGTGGACCCAATCAGCGATATCGTCGGGCGGTGGGTGACCGGCTCCCGGCGGACGCCCGAATTCGCCGATCAGGGCAGCGATGCGATCCGATCCGATCACGCGCTCGAGTTCTGCCGGCGCTTCCCACGTGATCGAGTTGATGGTGTCGCCGGTGTTTCGGTAGCCTGCCTCGTCCATGTTGCGCTGCCACTCGTTGACCGTCCGGACAGACACCTTATCGAGTTCGTCACTGGCGATCTGCCGCAACTTGAGTCCCGGATACTCACCTTCGATATCAACATCATACGAGTCTCTGGCCATTGCTGCTCATATAGTGTATCTCGACCGGGACGCTTTTTTATTCGGGCTATGATGCATGAACCATCCAGCGGCGCGGTCGTCGGCCAGCAAAAGGCCCGCTGTGCTAGCAGCGGACCGTGCTCCTGGATATGAGGCACCAGAAGCATGTCGAACTCACACTGCGGTACGGATAGGCGTAACGGCAGCCGACCGACTCAGCAGTCTCCGCGGCATTCGAAGGATGACGCCCTTGATGACCGCGAATTTCAGCAGCTACTGGAAGCGTGCTATCGGCTCGATCGAGATTACTATCAGTTGGAGTCCCGACTCATCGTTTTGGCGACCGGACGGCTGGGCCTCCGGTTGGGCGAGTTAGTGCATCTCGACGAAGCCTGGATCGACTGGCGCGACCGCATGATCAAGATCCCGCGGCACGATCCCTGCGACCGCGGCCGCGACGGCGGGATCTGCGGACAGTGCCGGCAACAGGCAAAGCAACGAGTCGAGTACAACGAGGATGTGTCCCTCGCGGACGCGATCGCCGAGCGCTGGAGTGCGAAGACCGAGGCGGCGGCGCGGGAGATCCCGATCGACCACGACCCGCGGGCCGAACTCGCGATCGAACGCTATTTTGATCGGTTCGATCGGTTCCAGGCATCGCACTCAGCGGTCCACCGACGGCTCGACAAGCTGCAGGACGTCGGTGATGGGCTCGAGGACCTCCGGCTGTACCCGCACGCACTCAGAGCGACTGCTGCATCCCACTATGCGAGTCGTGGCCTGGACGCGATCACGCTCCAGGCACTGATGGGCTGGGCAGATCTGAGCACAGCACACCGATACGTCCGCCGAAGCGGTTCGAGAACGCGTCGAGCACTCGACGCACTGCACTCCCGTTGACCTGGGCGCCAGGTTGACGGTCGAGACAGTCTAAGTACTGTTGCCTGCAGTCCCCTCTCGGCCGAAGGACAAGTGCGTCAGGTCGACGGGGCTGCTATCAGGATGACCTCGGCTTTTTCGCACTTTCAGCTGAGTGACTAACGGGCCACCTGGCCAGGTTATCGTTAGTTATTTTCAGGAGAGAATGGAGAGAATACGCCAGTGCGTGAGTCTCAGTACGTCACGCGATTTGCGCCCACGACCCATCCCCGTCTGCTTTATACATTGCTCTCGGAGACGTGCTTGACGTATCAACGACTGTCACATCTAATTGAGATGCCTTGGCCTCACTCCCGCCCCACTCATCGCCAGTGTTCCCACTTCCAGGGGCAGCCGACTGATAGGACCGACCGTTAATGATTGTGCGAGTCCCGTTGTCTGTAACTCCATTCGGGAAATGCCCCATCAGGATGTTCTCTGTCCCCGAATTGACGCGCACACTTTCGCTGGAAGCGTCTCCAGGCAATATATTGCCCCAGATTACGTTATACGAGCCGTCTATATCGAGCCAACGAGGGACACTATGAGTTGATAGGTTCGCCTCTGCAAAGTCATTGTTAGCAATGACGTTACTGTTAGTGTCCACATCAAGCGGTTGAGCTTGGAATGGACAGGTCGCTGTGTTATTAGCGAACACATTAGACCCGTCTGGGTCGCTTGCTCCCCGAATCCAGAGCGCTTGTTTTCCCTCGTTGCGGAATGTGTTGTTGGAAACAACAGCCCCCGCCCCGCCGTAAATCCTCACAGCAGTCCCGTATGGGGACGAACCTTGGAACGTGTTTCCGAGGACCTTGCAATCGTTGTTCTCAATCGTAATGACGGTGTTAAAGGTGTTCGGCTGGATCTCCGATCCTTTGATATGCGAACCGCCTCCTTGCGTGAACTCAACCATGGGGCCGCCAGTCAGATCCCACAGAATACAGTCCTCGATTTTTGTTTCGCTCCCCATCGCGGCAAAGGCCTTTGAGCAATTATGTATTTCCATCCTGTAGAAGTTACAGGAATCGGACCTATTGCCGTAAACGCCATAGTTGAAATCCTCAATCCAGACATTCTCAACATCCCATAAGTCCACAGGGTCGCTGTTGCTGTTTGCTTGGAGTGAAATGCCTGATTTTCCGTTTGCAGAGCCAGACCCGATTATTGCGAGGTCCTCGACGAGGTTTCGCTGCGGTCGGTAGCCCGAGTTTGGGTCAACCTGAATGCCGTTCTGAGCGGTGCTAGAGAAGTCGAGCGTTGTCGGGCCGAAACTCTGGCCTGCATACGATTGTTTGGACCCAACGGCCCCCTTATACGTGGTCAACTCGCCCGTGTTGAGAGGGGTGTTGAACACATAGGCCTCGCCGTAATCGAAACGGAGTTCCGCCGACCGTCGGTCATACTTATCGAGGATTGCCTGAATGTCGTCACTAGGGGCGGGCCATTCAACGGTATTTGCTTTGTCTGTACTTATCGAATCCTTCTCTTCGACGCGGTCGCTGAACCAGTTCGAGCCGTCGGACTCGAGCTCGGCAGTCGCGCCGTCGACGGAGATCGTAATCTGGCTATTAGTCCCCGGATTGATATTCTGCGAGCCCTCGGTCGTGATCGTGATCGTGTTCGTCCCGGCGTTCTGACCCGAGTCGATGATCTTGATCGATTTGCCAGCGACGGTGTCGGCTGTGGCGAGTTCGATCTCGACAGGACCGTTGCTCGTATCGGTATAGATGATACTTTCGCCGCTGGTCTGATACGGCGAGTCGGAGTCGTCGATTGACGCGTTTGCAGCGCCGAGGACAGCGACCCACGATCCCGACGCATCAATCCACCGATACAGCACTTCCTCGTCGGTCGCGTAAAACAGCTGATCGTCGTAGTCGCCAGTGTTCGGTCGATTGCTTTTGACGTCGCGCTCGATCGAGTGCTCGTCGACGTAGTTGACGAGGTCGGTATGATCCCACCCCGTGTCCCCTTGTGCGTATCTGTTTAGTCCAAGTCGCGGCGATTGATCACTCATGATAGCCTCCGAGTCTGTCGAGTACCACAGTCAGTTTCTGCGTTCCCGTGATTGGATGGATGTCGTCACTGACGTCAACGACTTTGTAGAGCTCGCCGTCGATCGTGATCCGGTCTCGTCTGCCTGGACGGTCGGCCTTGACATCCAGGCCACTGTCCACCGTCAACCGGCGAGCCCCAGTCGAGAGCCGGCCATCGACACGCTGTTCGTCCTCTTCAGTTGGGTTCGAGACGATAGCGCTGATGGTTTGCTCTTGTGTGGTGAGGGTGCTGGGATCGACCTGTCCGTTGCTGTCGAGATCGTAGGCAGTGACGTACTCGTGGGTGACATCACGGCCGTGGTCAGCGACGAGTTGGTCTGGCGTTGCCATCATGCCACCCCCTGCCGTTTCAGCGGCTCGAGTCGCTTGCGCTTGGCCTTGTCGAGTGTGAGATACTGCTGCAGGTCAGAGTTATCCCAGCTGACGCTGAAGCCATCCATCGATTCCGAGCTCTTTCCCGAGGAGCTGCGATCGACGACAGCTTTCTCGAGCACCTTGACGGCCATGTCCTCGACGACCGCGTCGACGACACGCGGCCGGTACTGGTCGCCGTATCCCCAGTCGTACTCGATCTCGATCTCGGCACCACTGCGCCAGTACCCGCGGATGCGCTCGAGCCGGCCCGTGTTTTGATCAGGGTTCCCTGGTGTCGGCTTGAGCCGGTAGTCGTCACCCTCGGTGAGCGACGCACCACTGACCTCGAGGCGATGGATCGTGCGGACTGGGTCGTTCGGCGTCGAGATGATGCGTTGTCCATTCCCGGTCAGGTAGTCGACGTGGTTTTCGACGAGATCGAGTTCGACGTCGACGTAGCGCCGGACCTCGTCACTGGCCTGTTCACGGAGATCGTCGATGAACGTCTCAAGGTCCGACTGGCTGCCGAAGCCAAGGTCGTCAGGGCTCGCCCCTTGCCGCGAGATGACGCGGTCGGTTGATCCGTAGCTCATTGTTACCCCTCGTCGAGCGATGGTGACACGCGCTGTATCACGTCAACCGAACGTTTACTCATGCTCTGGACAGTCCTTGGTGTCGTGATAGGTGCCACAGCGGTCGCAGTAATCTACTGGACAGACTCGTCCATTCCGAAGCTCGAGTTCACGCCCTGCCATCATTCATCGACCTCATCACGCCGTTGTTCGATCAGTGCCTCGACGAGTGAGTCCTGTGAGGCATTGCCGTTGATGTGATCGTACTGCGTGGCGATAGCCCGGAGATCATCGTACCCCAGTTCGACGAGCGTGTCCTCGCTGAACGCGCTTGCTGGCGGGGGCCCCTCGTCAGTGTCGCTGTTCGCGTCCGCGTCGGAGTCTGGGCTCTGCTCGCTGTCGGCGCGGTCCTCCGCATCGATCGGCGTGTGCCCGGCTGCAGTCAGCCGCTCGACGACGTCGTCGAGATCGTCGCGGTCGTCGTCAACTTTGAACTCGCCGTCGACGATTTCGGCCTTGTCGCGGACTGGACCGAGACTGATCAGCGGCGGGGCATCAGCCCCGTCACGATGTTCGAATTTCATCGTCAGATGTCGTACGCCGAGAGGTACTTGCCGAACTCGGCGCTGCCGTCGCTGATCGAGCCGCTGCCGCTGTCGTCACCGGAGCGCTCGACGAGTGTGCCGAACTCGACCATCCCGACCTCTTCGGCCGCGCCGCGGCGGGCCAGGGGGATCGTCGTCAGCGGCAGCAGCTCGCGGTACTCTGCACTCCGCGTGTTCGCGATGAAGACGTCGCCGTTGTCACCGACGCTGTAAGTTGTCCCACCTGGGTCGTTGTACTGGTGGGAATCGACGTTGTGGCCTGGGAAGACAGGAATGCCGCCGATACCCATTTCGTAGTTTCCGAAGTCGAGGTCGACCTCGTCGTCCATGTCGATAAAAAACTGGGCACCGACGTTGGTGAACTCGTTCTCGAGCGTGTCGAACATCGTCCAGGACGTCCACACCTCGAGGTCGGTCGGCCTGACTGCGGAGTCCGACTGCAGGAGCCCCCGAATCTCAGACTTGATATCTTCGAGGATGTTGGAACTGGTGCCGGACTTGCCGGTCTCGGGATAGAGCGTCGCCAGGCCCTTGAACGCGTTCGGATCGCCAGGGCCACCGGTGTCGCCGTCACTGGCTGCATTCGTCGCGAGACCGGGGTCGCCGTAGAGCACAGTCTGCTCGTGCAGCTGGGCGTACTCCGCCATCCGGGCCCCGATCGCGAGTTCCTCGAGGTTCATGTAGTGGGCGCTGGCCTCAGCGGAGAAGTCAGTGATCGTCGCCGAGTCCATGTAATGTGTGAGATCGACCGGGACCGTCTCGAAGGTCATGTCCCGGGCGTCGTCCTGAAGGTTCGCGGTATCGGACTCGGGGCCGTACCCGCGTGGCGACTCGCGAGCACTGATATTGTTGAACACCACCTGATAGCCTTCTTGGCCCCGGCGACGCAACCGCTGGAACGCCAGCGGCGCCTCCGACTTCAGAATCTGCAGGACGTCGGGGTCGAAAACGAGCGGTGTTGCGTTCTCAGCGACGCCGCTGTCGATGAGGTTATTGCGCTGCTCCCAGTTGTCGGGGTCGATCGCGCCAGTGCCGTGGCGAGTTTCGATGAGCGAGCGTGCGGCGGAGCCCCGGAAGACCTGCCCCGCAGCAGGCCCTGTTTCAGGCGGTTCTTCCGCCGCCAGGCGTTCGTAGAGAGCTCCCTTGTTGTAGGCTGGCGTGAGTGCCTGGCCTTTGACCGACCGGATCTCTGGGATGTGATTGTTCGTCCATACGCTGCCGAATGTCTCGTCCGCGTTCTGGATGAGTGATCGTGCGCTGCTCATTGTAGTTCGTAGCCTTCTTCGAGGAGGTTGCTTGGTTCGGATGCGCTCCGGTCGGTGCTGTCAGCTGCGTCATTGTCCTCGGCGGCGTCAGCCGATGCTGGCGTGATACCCTTGCGATCGGCCGACTCTCGCGTTTCGGACTCGAGACGCTCGATGGTCGCTTGCTGCTCCTGGATCTCTGCCTCCTTCTCGTCGAGGCGGCGTTCGAGCTCGGCGACGCGAGCGGCCATTTCTTCATCGTCGTCATCGTCATGATCGCCACCCGCTTCTTCCTCGCTCCCCTCGTCTTCGCCGTCCTCGTCGCCCTCGTCATCAGCGGCCAGTTCTTCGCTGATGTCTTCGAGGGCCTCCTGGAGGTGAGCCTCCATCGCCCCGCCGACGATGCCGAGGATCTCCTCAATCTCGTCGTCGGTAAACTGCCGCTGGTCGGCGTCTGCACCGACATCGTTCTCGGTTTGTTCGGAGTCGTCGCCAGCGTTGGCGACGTCTTCGTCCGATCCGTCTGTCTCGGAGTCGTCACTATCGTCTGTCATAGTTTCGAGTGTTTCTGCGACGGCGTCGCCGATCGCCGACGCGGTCGTTCGGTCGAGATCGAGGTTCAGGTCGGCGTCGGCCACGGACCGAGCGATCAGCCGCGCCGGTGCCTCTTCGGCGACGGCGTCGGGGTTGTCTGGGATCCCGACTGGCGACGTCTCGAGCAGATCGACGTCGACGATCTCGCGCCGTTCGCCGTCCTCGCGCTCGACCCACTCGTCTTTGAGCGCGATGTACCCCACCGAAAAGCCGATCGGCAGGTCTTGCTTAAGCTGATCGACGAGGTCAGCGGAGCGAGGGTCTCCCTCCCGCAGTCGCGCCGTTCCGTAAAGCACACCATCTTCGATCTCGCCGTCAACCCAGTACCCATACATGTCTTCCCGGCGGTACTCCGGGAAGCCAGTGTCGGCGAGACCGTGATCGTCCCACAATCCGACCGTCCCTGCCTCAAGCTGCTCGCGCATGGTCTCGAGAGCTGGGTCAGTCATCACGCCATGGGAGCGATGTGGCGTCGTCGACGAGACGGGCACCGTGATCTCGGTTGGCTCGTCGTCGGACTGCTCGATCTCGACGTCGGCCGACGAGTCGGGGCGGATCGTCCGCCGCTCGAGTTCGTCGGCGTCGTCGCGATCGGGGCGATGCACCTCGTCTGGTTGTGCTTGCATGTCGACTTCTGATGCCCACTAGAGGGAGCTTCAGATTACCGTGTAGTGGAGCGAACAGATGACCACTTAAGTCGTCGATTACCTCAGTAGAGGTCAAACTCCTTGAGCCACGAATACAGCGTCTTTTTATCGACGCCGAGATACTCAGGCGCCTGAGAGTTCCGCGAATAGGATTCGTCGACGCGTTCGAGCAGGTCACGCATGGACTCGCCAGCCTGGCCACGATCCTGCCAGACCTCAAATTGCCGATTCGTCAGCTGCAGCCGGACTGTCACCCCAGCCCAGTCGGCGAGGTTGCGAACGTCATCCGGCATATCCTCTTCCAGGACGTTCTGCTGCAGACACCGACAGTTGAAGGGCTGATCCTCGCCGGCTGTGTGTGCGACGCGGGGATAATCGGTCGGTTGGTAGTGTGGCTCGCCCTGCCAGCCACTGGGGACAGTCCACGAGTCGTCGACGGGAATGGGCTCGACGTCACTCATCGCGTCGTGCCACGGTCGCGTCCGACCGTCGCTCGTCGGAATCCAGTCTTTGCCGCCGACGACGTCGGTCGCTTCGCCGAGTGCCTGTGTGCCATCGCGACTGGCCTGTGGGAGTTCGGTTCGGGACACCAACCGGGAGCGTTCCCGCGAGATCTCGTCGATACGTGAATCGAGGCGGTCAGTCATCTCGGAGACGCCCCACCCCTCGTCAGCGCCCTCGAGGAGTGTGTGCCGGACGAGTTCTTTGACCGAGTCTTCGACCGACACCATGTTCCGGGCTGCTCGGCGACGCATTTTCTCGAACGCGAAGGTGCTGGTCAAATCGAAATCGAGATCGACCTGGGCAACCTCGTCGACGAGTCCGAACCGCTCCTCGAGGTCTTCTTCGAGTCGCTGTGCTTCATCATCTGCGGCGGCTTGCATCGCTGCTGCGCTGTGCTCGACAACCGCGTCAGTGAGCTCGTCCTGGAGCTGGAGGTCGTCGACGAAGTCATCCAGGTCGACTGCCAGACCGCTGCCACCCTGGGTGCCGTCGTCGGGCCAGCGCTCCTCAACATCGTCCAGGACGGCGTCGAGTTCCGAGCGGAGCGTCCGGTCGACGTCAGTCTCGAGTGCCGGGATGAGGTCCGCCAGGGCCGGAAACTCGTCAGCGATCTCGCCAGCGTCCTCGTCCTGTCGGCGTTCCCACGCCGGTGTCGCGTTTCCCGAATCAGCCTCGGATTCCTCGGCCTCGACTGAGCTCTGGCTCTCGCCACCGTCTGGACTACCATCAGCTGGAGACTCAGTGCTTGGCTGTGAGCCAGCGCTAAACACGTCACCGAATGGAGACTCGTCGGGGACGTCGTCGGGATCGACGTCACCCCACTGCTCGAGGGCCCACTCGGGGTGCTTGCGCGAGACTTCTTCGACGACCTGGATCGGGACATCTCCCCAGGGTACCTCCTCTTTCCCGCGATCGCGTCGAATCGCGTTCGGCGTGGTGATCGCGTTCCGCAGGTCCTCGGTCTGGCGCTGCCGCTCGAGCTCCTGCATCTGCTCGTGTTGCGTGTCGACGAACATCTCGAGTTCGCCGTCGACGCGCTGGTAGGCCTCCATCTTCGGGAGGATCTGGCCGTTGATTGTCTCCAGCATATCGTCGAGCAGTGGCTTCGTCGTCTGTCGATAGATCTGGCGGGCGTGATACTCACCCATGCTGCGATTCCCGCTCTCGAAATCACCGATCTCGCCCTGGTTGAGACCGAACAGAAACCACACGAGTTTGTGATACCACTGCTGGCTGTCCAGGAACTGCAGCTCCTCGGGTGTGCCCTGGATCGGGACCCAGCCAATGTCCTCACTCGAGCGGGCGTCGAACATTGGTGCGATGTGATCGGTCTGGCCTTTGATGGTATCCCGCAGGTAGTCTCGAGCGCGGTTGAGCTCCTGCTGACTGCCGGCGTTGATATGCATGATCCCCTGCGGAATCTCGTTATCGCTGAAATACGAGGAGTTCGAGACGTCGACGTTCAGTAGGATCTCGGCCCAGTGACGGACCTGTTGGACCTTGCCAAACCCGTAGCGGGTCGCCGACTGCGGGTTTCGCTCGAGCCAGACGACCTGATCGCGAGAGAATGGAATCGGCCGATGTTGCTGCCTCGAATAGCTCTGCAGGACTGACGTGAATCGGCCCTGGCCGTGTGTGAGTGTTTGGAGGACGTCAGTCCAGTGGCCACGGACGGCATTCCGCGGTGCGAACTGGTAGTAGGCTGGCTCTGGCGGTCTCGGAATCTCGCCATGCTCGTTCAGCTCTTTGACCATCGTCACGCTATCCAGATGCCAGAGTTCGCCCAGCCATCGGGTCCCCTGGTTGTCGGGTTCGGTTGGGACCAGCTCGAGCGTCCCGGCGTCGATCGAGAGGATATCGGTGACCCACAACTTCAGCAAGTTCGAGAACTTCTGCTCGTTGGGGTTGAACCCGCCGTCGAAAAACGTCTCGAGCTCGTCGGCTGCCTCTTTGTGCTCCGGCGACGGATCTTCGACAGTCGGCCGGATACCCCACTCGGGCGTCGTGACCTGTGTCCGGATCGTGTTCATCGGCAGCGCGATCGTTGGCGATCGCTCCAGGACGCGAATCGACAGGAGGTCCTCGAAGCGCGGGATTCCACGCTTCGGGATCATCACGTTCTGCCGCGGGATCTTTCCAGCGCGGCCCTGGTCGGGCGCGTCCAGCGTGGGCGTAATCGAGCGGCGGCCCTGCGAACTGAAGACCGGCATCAAGCCTCACCTCCTTGTGCCTCGAGATAAAGCTGCAGTTCGTCTGGGCTGAACTCGCGGACCTGTTCGACGTCGTGCAAGACAAAGTGTGCTGCCTCGGGTTCGTGACCGTATTCGCGACGGTACTCGTCCTGGATCACTCGAGAGAGTTGGCGCTCGGCTTCGATCGACTCGACCTGCCAGAGATAGATCTGCGCAGGATCGTCCTCAAGTTGATGTAAGCGATCGACCGGTCCTGCGAGGTGGTCGTCGGGATCGACGTAGTCGTAGACGTCGATCTCCTCCCAGTCGATCGCACCTGCCAGCCGGTCTGGCTCGAAGCGCTCCTCGAGGTCGATCTCCTCCCAGTCGGTGCACTCGGTTAGCGATGTGAGCAACAGTCGTGCCGTCCACTCGAGGACGGTAGCCCTCCATGTCATGAGTTGTCCCCCGAATCGTAGTATGTGCTGACGCCACCAGTGTCCCGGCGGCCGTGTCCAGAGTGATCGCTAGCCTGATCGCCGGAATCGGCATCCTCGCCGTAGTAACTGCGGACGCCACGATCAGGGCCCTTGGCGTCGCGGGCCCAGACAGCCTGCATCGCAGCATCCAGCAAGTCCGGCGAACGACCAAGTCGCTCTTTGAGGTCAGCCTTTGGCGTCAGCTTTAGCACCTCTGCTCCACTGTCCCCACGGCTGGCATAGTGGCGCTCCTCGAACTCGAGCACGCGGGCAGCGACCATGAGCTCCTCGTACAGTCCGCGATGCTGAATCACACCGCCGTCCTGAAGCCACTGGCCGAGGAGATACAGCCCCTCAGCCCAGCAGTCGTAAAACTCGGTCCCAGCCTTCGGCGTCGACCCGGCACCGAACCGAATCGTCGACGGGAAGCGCTCGGCCAGGATATCCTCGAGGCCAGACCCCTCGCCGACGGCGTCGACAGCGATCGGTTGCTTGCCGCCGCCGGGTCCCTGCTGGAGTTCGTCGCTGAGGTCGTCAGCCTGATCGAGATGGTTGGTGCCCTGACGCTCGTAGTCGATCGTCAGGACGTCGCCGGCGACCGTGGCCATGACCGTGCGGTCGCCAGATCGAGCGACGTCGACGCCAGTCGCGATCGCATCCCGCTCGACGAGCGGGTCGTCGGGAGCACTCCGCTCCCAGGCAGCATCGACGATCTCACGAGTGAACGGGCGGTGTGCCTCGGCGCCTTCGGGCGGGATCACGCCAGCCCGACGCCGATACCAGCGCTCGTCGAGATCCTCGCGAAACTGGTCAGAGTCAGGCTCCGACCATCGACGAGCCTGCTCGAGCCCTGGCCAGGGTTCGTCGTTCCAGGCTTCCCAGTCGTCGACGACGGTGCCCAAATCAGTGAGGCCAGGAATCTTCTCGCCGTCAATCTCGCCAGCATCCACTCGGACGTTGTGGCTGTCCAGTGTCGAGAACTGAATCACGTGCCAGCGATCCGACGCCCGCTTTTTCGCGACGATGTTGGTTTCGTCTCGTGGCGGGTTGCAGATGGCGATCATACGGTCCTCGTCGTCAGTCACACTCGAGCCTGCTGAATCGAAGTGTTCGGCTTCGATATAGGCCTTGTCGGCTTCCTCGATGATCACCAGGACTTGATCGGCGTGGCGCCCCTCGAGGTCGCCCGGGTCGCGTGGTGAGACGACTTTTGCGAACCAGTCGGCATCGATCTCGAGTGTCGGCTGACCGCCGTCGTGACACTGCCCAGGTAAGCCGACGCGTTCTTTAGCGTCGCGATGGAGCTGTTTCATCGGTCGCCAGACCGCGTCGACGTACTGGCTGTACGAGCCACTGGTGCCGAGGACGGTCGAGTCCAAGTTGGTCGCGACGAAGGCCAGCTTCGCGATCGCGACGCCGAAGCTTTTGCCCACGCCGTTCCCCGACTGGATCAGCACGCGCTCGTGCTCCGCGAGGGCCCGGAGGATCCGCTCTTGTTCATCCGAGAGATCGAGCTCGAGGACGTCTTCGGCAAAGCGGATGTACCGCTCCGGGCCTTCGGTGTACCGGCTGGGATCGACGTCACTGACAGGCGTGCTCACGACCCGTCACCCCCGCCAGCGAGCATCTCGCGCCAGCCCAGGTTGACGTCTTGCCCTTCGTCGATCTTGTTGCGGTCGCGAATCAGCTTCCGGACGAGATCGACCTCCTCCTGCATGGCGCGGTTGCCCCGGTCAAGCATCTTCGCAAGCTCGTTGATCTCATCGGCGTCGACCGATCCCGTCTTCGTGACGATCTCGCTGAAGGCATCCCAGAAGGTCTGTTCCTGCGATTGATCGTTGAGGGATTTGACCGCTCGCCGCAGCCGGGCAAGGCGCCAGTTGATCAGATCCTCGAGCTTCTCAGCATCGTCGTGCTCCTCGAGGGCCGCGATCGTCTCGCGGTCTTCCTCAGAGAGGTAGTCCGAAAAGAGGCCGTGCTCGAACGACGGGTGCTCCTCGCCTTTTGGCGATTTCCCACCGTGATACCCACACTTTCCGTGCGGGCCAATCGCCGGACGTCCACAGCGCTCCCCCGTGGATTTGGCCGTTGCCTCACACCGCCCATACTCCCCGTAATCCATGTCGGAACTCATGAGGTCAGTGACGTTTTGACGGGACTCATGCACTCATCTGGGAACGGTAGTTACGGTGGCCCATCCGATTGCGAACGGTTAGACTCGTCTCCAGCCCCACCGCCATCGGGCGAACTGGCTTGCTGCTGCCGCCGGTCGCGATCAGTGGCCGTCGCACGCGCCTCGGTAAGCACCTCGAGAGCAGCGAGCCACTCCGAGAACTTGATCCCGTTGAGCAGTCCCAACCCGATAATCGCCAGCGTACCGACCAGCGTTGGCTCGGCGCCCGCCCTGATCGCCAGGAAGGCGACGGCCCCCACGATGACGTTCGTGATGATCCCTTCGACGATCCGGAGCATTTTGATCGACATGTTGAGCGGGCGTGCTTTGTCAAGTGCCAAGCAATATTCGTCAAATGATACGCTGCGCATCCAATGACGGTTTGGTGTCGACATGGATTCGTTTTGTGGCCGCTCGTTGGTAAATAGACCTGTTACTACGGTGTCAGAGCAGCCACGGGAAGTGGAGTCGTATCGATATTGCCACACATGATTTATCAGATCCTAGACTGACGGTGACGTGGGGGAAAGAGGATGCTGCCGATCACGTTCAAAGAGGATGAGGGCCCGTATGACGGGGTGTTGAGCACGTACAAGGAGTGGCACGCGGGGATTCTGGGCGTTGGCGTCGGCATCGCGATCGTCCTGGCGACGCTCGTGGGGCAGAGTGCCGTCATGGCGATCGCGGCACTGGCCGTTCGACTCGCCGTCTATGCGCTCACGGGACGTCGGGCCGCCATCGGAGATCGTCCGGTTGACCTCCCCGAGGCGCTGATGGGACAGCTGCGGGACGAGCCGCACTACTACTTCGGCGGACTCGTGGCCGGCGCCGTCGGGACGGGAGTAACAGTGCTGTTCGTGTAGCCGCGACGCTATCCGTTGTAATGCCGCACGGATGAGCCGATGCCGATTAAGTAGTTCGGAGACGACCAGTCATCGGTTCGTATACCTCGCCCTTCTGCTTGAGCTTGTCAACTTCGTCCTCTGCCTTACTCGGCTCTAATCCGATCAGCGTCGCCTCCTCAACGACAATGTCGACTGGGACACCATCTTCATAATTACGTTTAAGATCGTCGATCAAGGCTTTCAAGTTTTTTATCATCTCGCCCCGGTCTTCTGCGCTTTCCTCGCGGTCCGGGATGGTGTCTGTTCCATCCGGCATCACGCCAGCCTGTACCTCGAGTTCGCGTTCCTGCGGCATTGCCCGCATCGGCTGAACTGCTGTATGCTCCGTATGATCGATGTGCTGACCAAGTTTTTGATGCGCATCTTCACGATCCTCGATCGTCTGCTCGAAATCACACTCTGTGCACCCGATTTCGTAAACAGTGATAGTTCTAGTATTGTCGATCGTCTCCCATGCCACCTGATGATCGCGCATCCGCTCATGTGAGACGACGGCGCGCTGAACGTCGGTAAACTCCTCACCAGCAACCGAAAAGCTACACTCTTTGCAGACGGCACTGTTCGATGGACGCTCTGCGTCCGATCCCTCTTGTCGCATATCGGGGTTTCCTTGTCGGGATGGTAAGTGTCGCTCGGTTTTATCCAGTCAGTGTTCAGTGTCGCAGCCGCCGCGATTCTCGGGTGCTCCGGGAACAGCAGTTGTTCTCGGGAGCAGCCATATCACAGGTTCAGCACACCGCCCGACAACGCCCGATCAAGCGCCGTACCAACGAGTAAGCGTACCACGCTCGTGCAACCGCGCTAACGTAATCGTGTTATCGTTAAGAGTTGTTGCGGCCTCTCAGCCGGTGGGTGCGAGCCATGTCTCCCTAGTCTCCGGTAACGCGAGCTGTGCCTGGTGACCCGCCGCTGTCGCTTCCATCGGGTAGCTCGTCAACCTCACCAGGGATGTCGGCGTCGGCGTCGATCTGCAGTCGCCGCTCCGTGTACTCGAGGCCGTTCTTCCGGTGATTGCGTTTCTTAATGTATGCCCGCGTTTTGGAGAGGTCGCGCATCGCCTCAAGGGCCTCGCCGGCGAGTTTCTTCGCGTAGTCTTTCGACAGCGACTCGTCCTCACGTTCACACTCGCGACGAATCCACCGCCGTAGATCACTCGCATCGAGATACTGCTTCAATCCTGGGCCGCCGGGCTTCCAGGGCGATGACGGGCCGTCCTCGCCGCGCTTCCGCCAGACCTTCGCTGCAATGTAGTCGGCGCGGCGATTTGTTCCGGCCGCCAGGAGGTCATCGTCCATGTGGGCGAGTTGTTGAATCGGCAGGAGATCGCCCTGGGAGAGGACGTCTGGCCCTGACCGTTCGAGTGGGTCACTGGCACCGGGGACGCGTGCGTACTCACCGTCGTCTCCGTCCACGCGCTCGATCCGGTCGTCAGTTACTTCGAGCAGGCCGGGGTCGATATTGTCAAATTCGAGATGATGTCCTTTCTCGAGCTCGATCGATTGCAGCTCTGCGATCTGCTCGTCCACGTCGTCGACGCGGTTCTCAATGTCATTGACTCGCTTCCGATTGCTGTTGACAATTTTCCCGATCGGCTGTTCGTCGATCCAGATGCCTTTGAGCGTTTCCTCTCCGCGATACTCGATTTCGGGGCTGTCCTCGAGTTCGTCGACCTGCTCTTGGAGCTTGTCAACGTCGTCGCGAAGCTCGGCCTTCACCTCTGCCTTCAGCTCCTCGCGAAGCTCGGCCTTCACCTCTGCCTTCAGCTCCTCGCGAAGCTCGGCCTTCACCTCTGCCTTCAGCTCCTCGCGAAGCTCGGCCTTCACCTCTGCCTTCAGCTCCTCGCGAAGCTCGGCCTTCACCTCTGCCTTCAGCTCCTCGCGAAGCT